AACGAACACGATGCCATCGCAAGGATCAAGAGACTGTCTCACAGCATCAACTGTGCCGATGAGATCGCAGAAGTGATTGAGCGGCTAATCAAAGAGCGCGACGAGGCGAGGCGTTCTTGCTGTGAGTTCGCAGCGATGGTTGATTCAGCTGATACCGTTGTGATGTATGTGGACAGCAATCGTTTCCATGAGATCGCCATGAAGTACATGAAAGACCGTGGCTGGGATTGCTTCAAGGAGGGCGGCAAGTGAACAGAGAACGCTACATGGAACTTGACCGCAGCGGAGAAGGACTCACCAAAGAGGAGTGGGAAGCCGGATGGCATTGGTGTAACGAGTGGGACGGGATGCTTGTTGGACCCGATACGGACGAGGCTCTTGTCTGCTCCTGCGATCACCCCGCCATCGAAGCGTGGAAACAATCCGGTGCTGGCAAAAAGTTGCAAGAGGAACTTGATAAGCGGTCTGAAGAAATTAATCAGCAAAATTTTTTAATGGAAGATGACAAATGAATGTGGGCATGGAATATGAAGACATTCTTATGCGAAACCAAGAGTTGAGGATGCTCGTTGAACAGCTGACTGCTCAGCGCAATGAAGCACGAAAAGAAGTATGTCTTTGGCAAGGACTGGATACAGGAAAAAAGTCAGAAGAGGTTGCTAAAGTTCGTGGCTGGGACTGCTTTGAACAGCCAAAAACAAACGAGCAGAAGGCAATGGACAGACTCGCACAACTTGATGAAGAAATGGGATTGAATTAAAATGGGATACGCAGTTTCAACGATCTATGATGTCGGACAGAAGTTTGCTTCGTCCATCGACCAAGGCTCCATGTACATGGAGGTGTCGTACACCAACCCCTTGAAGTTTGATCCCACGCTGACGATTGCGGAGCCTCGCTCCGAAGCAATCGTGGAGCCTACGGTGTCGAACTATGTCGTAGCCACTCGCCCATTCTTCATGGGTTCGTTTGATGGCTTTTGGGTTCACAAGGTCTACAACAACGGCAACCTTGTGATGACCGTGCAGACCGTCGATCAGGATATGTTCATCCCCGTGCAGCATGACCGCGTTGAGAGCGTGTCGATGGGCTACATGGAGAGCATTCCCTATGATGGCCCCGTGCGTCCTCCTGTGCCTGCTCCGGGTGCAAGTGCTATGCTTGGACTTGCTGCTCTGTTTGCCATCGGGCGCAGACGCTTCAGTTAAATAGTACAGATGCACTACACAACAGTCTTTCTGTCAGACTTTCACCTTGCCTCCAAGAAGGCAAAACACAAGCCTCTCATAGACTTCCTGAAGTCCAATACCTTTGATAACATCTACTTGGTAGGTGACATCATCGACATTTGGAGATTCAAGGATGCATTTTCCATGCGCCATGAGAAGCAGATTGGACAGGTTGAAGTCGTGGAAAGGCTGTTGAAACTTTCTCGCAAGGGAACCAAGGTTCATTACATCTATGGAAACCATGACGAGTTCATGGCAAAGTTCATAGGGCATGAAATATTTGGAAATATTTCTCTGTACGAGAGAATGGACTACAGCACCAAGACCGGAAAGAAGTTTCTTGTTCTTCACGGACATCAATTTGATCTCGTCACGAAGTATCCCATAAGTTCTTCAATCTACAAACTTGGAGACATCGGGTATGAGATCATGCTTGATCTCAACGACATCTTCAATTGGTGCCGCAGAGTCTTGGGAATGCGATACTGGTCTTTGTCGAAGTACGTGAAGATCAAGGTCAAGAGAGCAGCACAGTTCATCGAAAGCTTTGAAGAGGTCATATGCAGATATGCAAAGGACAAGAAGTATGATGGAGTGATCTGCGGGCATCTTCACAACCCGAAGATCACGGAAGTCAACGGAACGGTCTACGCAAACTGCGGCTGCTGGACAGAGAAGGATAACTGCACGTTTCTTTATGAAGACGATTCGGGTGAGTTGAGGATCGGAACTTATGCAACAGAGTGAATGGAAAGATCCCAATTACCGACCCACGAAGTTTTTTGATCCGTTTGTGGTGTTTCTTTGTGTTTGTTTCTTGCTTCCGATCATATGTTATGGTATATTTGTAGGGTACTGCAAACGACTTTTCACCAAAAAGAAAAAGCCAAGAAAAACCTGTACAAACTCTGGCGAACAGTAATAATTACAGATGACCATGCTTAAAGCAGATTATCCTCAGTTCAAGCCCAAGCGCGAGATGAATGGCATTCTCATTTATGAATTTGCCAAGCTCAAATATTATCTCGGCAAGAGTGACGATGATGGGTTTGGTGGAGCCAGTTGCATTTTCCTTGAGAACAACGCATCAATCAATGTCAAAGACCAGTTTGGCTTGAAAGTGTTTTGGAGCGAGAAGGAAGCCAAGAACGCTTGGATTCGTCAGAAGAAAGCGGCCAAGATAGGACTGGCTCCTCCCGTTGGAAAGAGGATCGTGCTTGTCGATAAGTATGGACAGGCCGAGAGATGGGGATACCAAACTTGTTGTGCAGACATGGTCAAGTCAATAAAAAACTTGGAAAAAGTTTGCAAAGCAATGAAGATCATTCTCTCTAAGATAATTGTTCCTACTGACGATCTTCCTACGCAGTATGCCACCGATCTTCCGTGTGTCATGGGAGGCGATCTGCACTGCGACAACATCGGAATTTGGTGTGGAAGATATGTTTGTATAGACTTTGGGCACCACACAATCATTCACAAGAGTGGACGCGCTCTGCGCGGCAGACCTTGGACAGCATTCGGTGAGTGAAGGAAAAATAACATTTTATTGGTTTGCTTTGTTTACTTTTATGCCCATAATATCAATGGGTGTCGCTGAGATCTTGATTTATATTCACAACAAAAGAAAGGAATATTGAAATGACTAAGAAGATTGCACCGAAGAAGGTTGAAACTAAGACGCTGAACATTCTCCCTGTCAAGGGATTCCTCGGACTGCTTGCTGATGCTGCCGTGGTGACCACGCTTATTACGGCTACCATTTCTCTGTTGCTTTTGTGTCTTACTATGGCACAAAAAATTACCATTACGGTTGGTAAGTAATTCATATATAAATAAACCGTACAGGCATTAACTCAGCTTGGTAGAGTGCTTGCTTTGGGAGCAAGATGTCGTTGGTTCAAATCCAGCATGCCTGATTGCTTGACTTTACACTAGGATGGAGTACAATAAACATATGAAAACTCTTTTGAACAAGTTAATGATGCCGTTCGCAATTCTGATCCTCATCAATATGGTTGGCCTTTTGTTCCACAAGAACTACGAAGGCGCAGTAATGGGAAGCATCATCGGAATGCTTGTTGGATTTCTGATTCTTGAGATCCGCGCAAAGTTTGAATAACGGATAGTAGTTTTCCCCGGCCCTTTCGTCTAGTCGGTCTAGGACACGGCCCTTTCAAGGCCATAACATGGGTTCGAATCCCGTAAGGGTCATTATGACGCTTCCGCACGAAGAATACAATAGTCTTGTAAATGCAAAACAGTTCTTATTTGATCTTTTGGATCCAAAGCTAACACCCGGAGTTCCAAAGGCAATTAGAGAACGCGCAAGAGCAGTTTTAAAACATTATCCTTTTGATATGACTCTAAAAGAACTCTACAAAGATAGCATGCATCATCCTGACCGTGGAATATATGGTTGGGGAAAAGGAAAAGACGAATGAATCCAAAAGAAATCATTGAAGTAAACGATGAGATTGATGTGTTGGTTGCCAAGTATCCTGTTGTATTCAAGAACATGGATAAGTCCACATACTATTCTCTTCCAGCAGGTTGGGTTTCCAGAGTTGATAAACTCTGCGCAGATCTGACTGTTCTTATTGAAGAGCACCTAAAAAACAATACTTACAATCCTGATGAGTATCCGTTTAGTGTTCTTCAAATTAAAGAAAAGTTTGGTGGACTTCGATTCTACTTTACTTCCTTTTGCGAAGATCATGAGTTCCACAAAGAACTGTGCAAGTTGGTAGATAAAGCAGAAGATGATACATATTCCATTTGTGAAGTAACTGGAAATCCCGGAAAACTTTGCAAACTTGGAAGCCAGTATCATACCTTCTGTGAAGAAATCAGAATTGCCAATGGATTTAAGGTAGTTGGAAATGGAAACTCGTAACATTATTGACCATTATCACTATTGGAATGATGATGCTATCAGAGCAGATTTGGACGAAAAGCGTTTTAATTATTCAGTTGTCTGTTGCAACATTGGCAATGATTTTAATATTGCAACCGTTATTCGTAACGCTAATGCATTTCTTGCGAAAGAAGTTTTAATTTATGGGCATAAAAAATACGACAGGCGGGGGACTGTTGGAACTCATAACTACACCAATTTTCGTCATGTACGCGATATTGATTCTCTTTCCGTTTTTTTGGATATGCACTCTTCTGGATATGGTGATAAATCCGGAGGAAAAAAAGTCAGAGTAATTGGTATCGATAATGTTCCTGAAGCAAAAGATGTCAATGCTTATACCTTTGATCCTAATATTCATTATATTATGGTTTTTGGGCAGGAACAAATTGGCATTCCTTCAGACGTTCTAAGTATGTGTGATGATGTTCTGTATATTCCTCAGTATGGTTCTGTTCGCAGCATCAATGTTGGTTGTGCAAGTTCAATCATAATGAATCAGTATTGTTCGCAAATTCACTCCTCGGTAGTGTAACGGTAGCACCAGAGACTTTGGATCTCTTTGTATAGGTTCGAATCCTATCTGAGGAATTAGGAGAATATTATGAAACCAGTTGGTAAATGGATATTGGCTAAGTCTTTGATCGGTGGTCAAAAGACTACTGATGCGGGAATAATCTACAACGAAAAGTCTACTTCAAAGATTATTCCTGCAAAGGTAACTGCTGTAGGTGACAAGCTTACAGAGGACATTCAGGTTGGAGATGTAGTTTGGTGGGATGTATCCAAGATAAAAGATGGATACGGTGATTGTCACGTAGTCCATCAAGATTGGGTTTCATTCGTAGAGAGATAAAAGAAACAACCCCGAACTTCTCGGGGTTGTCGGACCTGAGATGCTATCTCAAGTGGGGTTTATCTTTCTCTGCGGCCAGATTTTCCTAGGTCGTAGTCCGTTGGTGGGAGACTCTTTGGTCCCAATCCCAATCCTCTTTCTCTCGGGGTTTCTGATGGGGCTGGAAGGCCACCAACCATCTCTCCTCTTTGAGAGGCATCATGTAGCCAATCAGGATCTTTAGCTCTGCGTGAGAAGAAACCGGGCCCTTGTGCTGCACGTGCTGCTTCTGCAGCTTTTATTTTTGCTTGAGTTTCTGGGTGCTGACGAATCTTATCTTGCATGGCTAAGATTTTAGATTTCATTGCTCGGCCAGCCATAGTACCACTCCAGCGTGAATCTGAATCGCTTAGATCTGATTCTGCTTGATGGAATTGATCTTCCATTTTGTTCAATTGGGTTTCAAGATCTGACAAGCTATCTGGTCGTGTTGCAATCTTTTCATCTTTTGGTGATGTATCGTCTGCATCATTAAATTGTCCAACGACACCACCTTCATTCAATTTGCGAAGAGTCAATGCAAGACGGGCTCTCTTTCCAGTCTTACCACCCTTTTCAGCAGCCTTCTTGAGTTTTGAAACAGGAATGGTTTTGCCTTCCTTGGTCTTCATTGTCTTGCGAAGAGCGCCTTCTTTCTTGATGGCCTTTTGAATCCACTTCTTCTTCTCAAGAAGAACAGATTCATTTAACTCATAGTCTTCTCCTTCTACAAGGGCTTCAATCAGGGCTTCAGCAACATCTAGTTCCTCTGTTAGGGCTTCGATGCGCTGTACCAGTTCGTTTAATTGTTTAATATATGGATCCATTATTTGTCCTTATTTAATTTTGGGAAACCACCAAAAGTCAACGATTCAGATAGCTGAATTTTTGTTCCACTATCTTTCAGACCTTTAGTTGTATCTAATTTTTTTCCACCAATTACATTGGCGACATTCTCTACAAGTGGAGAATTCTTATTGATGGAATTGATCAAGCATCTGATACCGGGACTGTTGGAGGTATAATTTCCTCCAACACGGTCAAGAGCTTCTTCAATCTTTTTGCCCTTCTTCTTTGCGATAGCTTTCTTGATGGCCTTGTCTCTTGAACCAAAGTATTCCTCGGTTCCGGATTCAACCTCGCCATCACCATCATAATCCTTTGCTGCCTTTTTGGATTTCTTTAGTTCTTTTTCCAAAAGATCTATGCGTTGCAATAGATTTTCTAGGATTTCTTGATAATTTTTGTCGTCCATATTATTATTTAGAGTTTTTTAAGCTCAATCTTTCGTCTTGTTTTTGTCTAACATAATCATTAATTTTGTCAAAGTAACCCAAATTTCTGAGTTCCTTGAATACCAAATTTTCTACTGAAAACTCACCAGACTTTTTAAGTCCAGCAGATCTCATGTTTTTAAACTTCTTTTTCATTTTTTCAAAAGATTCATCGTTTGCATTTGAACTTATTAAATTTTCAATCTTTTGAATGTAATCCCCTACTTTTACTTGAATCTCTGGGTCATCAAGGTTTACTTCTTCGTGTCTTGGTTCATTTAACCATTCATCTCTGGTAAGGCTATATGAACCTTGATTTGCTGGAGTAGTATCAGAGATATCTTGGGCATAAATTTCTACATCATGATCAAAAATTTTAATATCGTGTGATTGTGCCCACAGTTGCTTTTTGTCTTTCAAGAATTCATCAAGGATATCTGGGCAATCTGCGATCTTATCTTTATCAACAAGAATGTGTAGATCTATGTCTGAGAATGGGGTGTAGTTATAGTTTGCGTTTCCACCAACCACAATAACATCTTCAATTGCATCTGCAGGAATTTTTGCAAATTTAGACCAAACATCCGCAATCTGTAAAAGTTTATTCTTTACATCTTCACGGAGTTTATTATTTTCCCAAAGCTTTGGGTTTAACTCATTGTGATATTGAAGAGTAAGGGCAGTAGATTCGTTGAAGTGTTCTTTGAAGGTTTTTCTTTCCTTCTTTGAAATTTCAACAGCAGCAAGTTGCTTTACAGCATCCTGCTTGGTTTCGTGTGTGCCAAGAATCTTCTTTCCAGAAGAATCTCTTACTTCCCATTTATCTCCGCGCTTTACGATCATGAAGATATTTATCCAATAAAAAACCCGGTTTTTCAGATGCGGGAAAACCGGGAAACCCCACTGCTTTAAGCAGCCATTGCTAATTCGTTAGCAATTATTTTTTGCAACTGTTTATTTACGACACTTGTTACCCGTGTCGGGTATCTCCTTCTTCATTACTTTGCGCCAATCTATTCCTTTCGACCCCGTGACCCGAAGCCTAGGACTTCGGGAAATGCCCCGCTGCTACGAGGACTTGGCTCGCCGTTTTCAGAGGATTGCAGATTCTCTGACTTAGGCTAATGGAGTCGGGGGGATTCGAACCCCCGTCTTGTACGCATTTCAATTCAATATCAACAATACCATTTTTATTTAGTGCGAGCTGAAGGATTCGAACCTTCGTAGACAAATGCCAGCAGATTTACAGTCTGCCCTCGTTGACCGCTTGAGTAAACTCGCTAAAAGCCACTTGTGGGATTTGAACCCGCAACCTATGCTTTACAAAAGCATTGCTCTACCGTTGAGCTAAAGTGGCAAAAACGGGCATTGAATCCTTTTTCCAAGGCCGATCAAGCCTTGGGAAGTATAATACTAGCCCTTCGCGTTCTTCTGAGGTATTCGCGCCCCACCTCTGATTGCTGCGGGGTATCAGTTATCCCTACGCAGCTTTATAGACCTTCAAATAGCGGATTTGGGAATTGCACCCAATTCTCCAGATTATGAGCCTAGCGAGTTTCTGTCTCTCTCATCCGCGATACAGCAATACTATATATCACAACACTGCAGAGTCAATTAATTGACTTGCTCTTTTTACAGGATATATTGTTGTCATGGATAAAAAGAAAAGAACCAAAACTGTTCCATACATTCTCAACGATTTTGATATGGTTGAATATCTTCTTTCAGATAATGATGAAACTTTCAATAAGTCTTTGGTTGAAATGCCATTTTCTTTACTTTTGCAAAATTATGCAGATTACTGTGAGGCAATTGGTTCATATGCTGGTAAAGGAAAGAAAGATGCTAAAGACAATGCTATGGATAAGCTTTATGAGCGAAAGCATATTCTTAATGATGAATTGAAGAAGATGATGTTTGATGCGCGAGAACAATGCAGCAGATCAGATTATCATTACGATAGAACAGCTGATGAATTGTGGGCTTTGAAAAACAAGAACAAAAAATAACAATGAACAATAAAGATCTTGAAGCTAAAATTTATGAATTTGGACAAGTAATGTATCGTTTGGGGCGCATGGAGACTGATGAAAAAGCCAGCACAAAGGAATACAACAAACTTTGTAAAGAGCGAGAGGATTTAACTAAAGAGTTTGATGAACACTTTAAATCCCCGAACATGAATAGAAAACTGGCAGGTGTGATGGGGTTAGTCTAAAGTATTCCCAAAAGTTGCTTTTATAACAGCGTCAATATTTTGAACTTTAGATCTACTCAAATAGTCCATAAGTTGTTTACGGACTTCTTTTTTCCAAGAAGCCAGACCATCCTTTGAAGCATCTTGAGATGCACCAAAAGTTGTTTCCACATTGTACACATTTCCTTCATTTATCTTGTTTGACTTCATTGTTTAACCTGCTATAATAGTTATATCGCGTATATGATGTAATGGCAGCATGTCAGATTTCCATTCTGACCGTCTGGGTTCGAATCCCTGTATACGCATTTATGCCAAGAATTCGTAAAACTTCTACCCAACCGAAGCGTAAGCCAAAGAAGCCTGAACCAATAGTGGAAAAGGTTTATCCAGAATATATTGAAAATTTTAAAAAGGAATTAAAGGAAAAAACTCCTTTTACTTTAAAAGTTGATCAGTATTCGAAAGATGCAGCATACCACATTGGTGTTCTGGCAAAGCAAGGAAGATCCCATAGATGTATTTGGATGGTTGGATTTGCTACTGGTCCAGAACATCTGAGTCCATTTTGGACATCTCAGGCATACAAAGAATGGACTCAAAATCATACCTAAATATTAGGTATGATCGTTGATTATAATTACAAACCTTATGTAGCAAACTTAACCGGAACGGGTGCTTTTAACTACACCCCACCATTTAAGAACAATAAAGGATTTATTCTTTTTGCAGGTCAAGATGCTGGGGGAGCAGTCTTACCAATAGTAAATTTTTATACTCCCTCTGGACAAACTGGTTCAATTGATTTGAACGATTTTACAAGTGGTAGTTTTAATGATCTATACATGCAATTTAATAAAAGAGAAACTACCACAGGAATTCGAACCAGTGACATTCTTCTTAGCCGAGCAAATACTAATGAAGCTGCATTTTTTCCGTTATCATACGAAAGTTTATCATTTGCTGCCCAGTCTGCGCCATTCCAAAGATCAACAGTAATAATAACTTTATACTAAAATGAGATTATATAAAAATTTAAAACCACTAGGATCTGGTGAAACTGCCGGAATAAATAATAAAGGAGTATTGATTTGCAATACTGAAACTTTAACCGGTACAGTATTATTGGAAGTTATAAATTGCGATAACAGCATTGCTGGTCTAACACTCACTATAGGTGCTGGCGCTTCTTCCCCGAATACTCACTTAGATCCAAATTATTTTCTTTTTCCGTTTACAGTGAAGCGTTGGACATCACTTGACTGGCCGATGAATGGGTATGAACTTTACTAAGAATAAATAATATTATGAGAACATTTAGAAAATTAAAATCTTTTGGAACTGCATCAACAGGGGCTACTGGCGGAAAAAACAATGAAGCCGTCATGTTTGTTTGTGGTGGTTCTGGAACCACTATTACAATTCAAAGCCTTGCACCAGACGGAAGCATCGCTTATGTTGGTCCTTTAACTTTAGCTGCCAATCAAAGTTTTATTTATCCTGCTTTTGTGTATGGATGGACTGCTGGAGCTAGCGTAACAGCATACGAATTATTCTAAAATGTCTTTAGAAAAACGCTGTCTTATAACAAACAGCGTTATTCCCAATAGTGCTTGGTATTGGTATTCATGGGAAATGGATGCCGCTATATCAGAAAAAGGTATGGTAGAAATAGAAATTCGCCGTCATGATCCTGACGACGAATTTGCTAAATTGTTATGGGAAGAATGGTCTTGGAGTTCCCAGATAGGTCACATAGACCTTTAACGCTTTCCGCGCATCATTCTGTCAACAATACCTTCAATTCCTTCTTGTTCGTCCTCTTGACGAGCGTAGTATTCGGCTTCTTGATCTTCTCTGTGTGCGGTTTCCTTATCCTCTTCTGTCTCGTAACCAGCTTCTGCTCTGGCTTGTCTTGCAAGCTTTGTTGGAGTGCGCATCAAGTTTGGATCAATTGGATTATCTTCGTCTTCAATGTTATTATCTTTGGCATCTGCTGCAACATCTAGGGCATCAACCTTGCCGTCACCAGTCATATCTACTTGTGTTGGCATTGCATCCTTGGCCTTCTTAGCAGCCAAAATTTCTGCATAAATTTGGGCAGATGTCTTCTTAACATCTCCAGCAAACTTTGGATCAATGTGTGGGCCCTTTGGTGGTCTTCCCGGACCATCGGTGCTGGTCATGAGTTCTTGGTGGGCTTTTTCCAAATCAGCCGGGTTTACCCCAACTGGCTTACCTTTTGCCAAGCTAGACTGCAATGACTCTTCAAGCATTGCTCTACCCTTAAAGTGAGCCTCTACAGATGCGGCCTTGAGGCTGTGAATCCACTGATAATAACCTTTATTATTCTTCATAAAATTATTTAGACTTGACATTGCTTCACTTTAAGGTATAATTAAATATTATGGAAGGTATACACGGAGCAGGTAAAGGTGACGCATATCGCCAAGTAAACTATGCAACTTATTGTAAAAATTGGGATAAAATTTTTGGAAAGAAAGAAGTCCCCAAAAAGAAAAAAAGGCTTGACAATAACAAGAAAAAGAAGTAATATACAATATGCCTAATTCAAAACAGCGTATTACAGCTCGTCGTCACAAGAAGCGCAAGGACCGTATTGCACGGAACCGCGCTAATAGCCTCATGGAGGCAAAAGTTGGTACACTTCGTGCGCTTGACGCGATTGGCCAACTCCCTAATTCTGTCAAGCAAAAGAGATTGCCTAATGGCTAAAACTGTTACCAATATGTCCTTATCTGATGTTAAGAGCAAATATGATAACATCGATTGTTTTTTCACTTACTACGATGGTGAAAAGTCTACGTTTGATTTCTATGGAACTAACGCTTCTGGGAATGAAGTTCGAATTTCCTTGGGTGGTTGCCCAGCGTGGATTCGTCATCTGTCATTTGGCCCAAACGACTCCTTAAATATCAGTGATGCTATTGAGCGTCATGTTCGTTACCTTTCCGTAACAGATAATCACGGTAAGGTAGTTTATGAACAATTCTTTGACACTAACTAAAATATATGAATAACTCAGACTATAACGATTTTAAAAATTGGCAAAATAATGGGGATGATGAAAACAATCCTCATAACCCACAAGGATTTTTTTACTATGGACCTGTTAATGACAAGTTCAAGAAGATGTGGGATCAGATCAACAACAACGAAGACTACATGGATTACATGAAAGATTATCTCAATATTGATGATATTCTCAAGGAGGTCATGAATCCAATGAGCAAGATGCCGAGACCAAATAAACGGAATCAAAAGCCAAAGACGACTAGTGTAAACTTTACACAAGACGAGTACATGAAGCTTATTGAGATTCGTGGCTACCTTGCAATTACCGAGCAGCATGCTCACGTAAAGGCATTGGATAAGGTTTTAAACCAAATCACCATGCTTCCCCCAAATGATCCAAGGAGAGCAAAGTGACTAACTACACTCCCGGTGAAGGTTATGATAAGGGATTCCAGTGCCGTATGAATGGCGGTCAAAAGCCTACACAGGCAGTTATGACATCAGATCCATACTGGCAGGAATATGCTACTGGTTGGAATGATGCTGACACAAAGATTATCAACGAAGCAAGAGAACGAAATTCTTGCACTAAGCCAAAGTGCTGTAAAAACAAAAACTTTATTCAAGATTAACATTTAATCAACTCTTCTCAAATAATCTTTAAGATGGGATTGCAGTCTCCGGAAAATTTTTCCGGAGACTAATCTTTCCATAGAAGAAACAATTTCATCTTTTGATGTATTAAATGAACCTCTTTGTAATTGTTGCGCCACTTCCTCTACAGATGGTTCTCTTCCTCTAGCAATTACTTCAGTTCTTGATTTCCCTGCTCTAAGCCCTAAACTTGGATTTGCAGTTTCTTGGGCATATCGTTCGATATTTCTTGTAGGTACTCTTGTCACCAAACCGGAATAATTAAATGGTTTATCTGATTTTCCCGGAACCATGACCCATTGCAAGTTTTTATCTAAAGATAAAATTGAATCAGAAAAAGATTGTCTCACACGACCTTGTGTGGATTTATCTCTATTGATTTTTTTAAGTTCACCTCTTGCCGTTTCTTTTTCTGTCGTTGTCAATCCTCCACCAGCAAAATCCTTCAACAACTTTGACAATCTAGGCATTCCCTTAACTTGACTTGCAGTTATATCTGTTTTTGGTGTTGTAGTATCTGCTTTTAAATCTGCAGGGACAAATATGCCTTTGGTTTCATCATATACATGTGTGTCTATTCCCGTAGTACTTACTTCCTGACCAACGTGTGGAAGTAAAACTTCTGCTGTCTGCTCTTGGTGTTTTTTTCCACCTTTGATTAAATCGGCTATGGTAGAAAATAAAAATCCAGCTCTTTGGGTGGCTGTTCCTCTTTTTCTGTTTCCATCTTCAGTATAATCTATTTCGGGTGGCTCTATAACATCTTTAACAGCACGGTTTGTTATTTCTCTGGAGGCATCACTTGGATCAAATTTTTCTTCAATAAAATCTTTGCCCGGATAATTGATCCAGTACAAATCATGATCACCGTTTAACGGATTTACGCTCTTGATACCGATCTTTGCTTTTTTATTTCTTCTTTGGAATCTCTGAAGATAATTCTTGGTTTCGCTATCGGGAACATCCTTCCATTGCTTTGCGCTCTTGAAAGAAATATATTCCTCTGGACAGACTTCAAACACTTCACAATTATCGAAGTACTTTGGCTTCTTCCTTCTCTTTAAACCCATTCCGAGTATGGGATCATATCCTGCTACACCACCTTGAGAAACTTCCGGGGATGCTGGAACAGATAAACCACCGGGGCCCGGACCAGCTCCTCCACCCGTGGTCATATCTTCTAAAAGCTCAATGTAGCTAACTTCTTCATTTACATTTGCAGTTATGAACCCCTCCATGAAGAAATTATATTCTTCAGTTGGAAGGTCAAATTGTTCACCAAACATATTCAAGGTTGCCATATAGTTTGACAATTTTGCTTTTGTCGTTCCATATGGAAGTTCTTCGAATATCTTCTTTAACTTTATTACCAAATATTCAAATGAATCTATGCTGCTTTCTGGTTTTATTATGTTACCATTTGCATCTATCGTACCAGCACTATATGCTTCAAGTGAGGTGTAGGGCGAACTGATGCCCTGTGCTAACTTGTAGAAGTAGAATGAGGATACGTAGGAGCTAGCTTTCATATATTAATATTTATGTAATAAAGGTTGGAGTACCACCATTTGTTGCTCCTCGCAACATAGTTAGAGGATTGTATGTAATTCCGTTCATTGGCAGGTTAAGTACACCAAGTCTTTGGGCTTCTGGTACTGGCGGATTAGTTAGAATTGGTATTTCATATTGATTAGTAGACCACCAAACACCAAATTTATTGTTTCCAAAATTAATATAATCTGTTATTCCAGCAACATCATATGTTATACCTGTACCGGAACCAGAAATATTTCCCTGAATATAAACGGAAGATGTTGCTGGATGCGTAAAAGTAATTCTCCACAAATATGAACCATTTGTTAATTGGGCTCCAGAAAGTAAATATTCTCTTTCATCCATATTTACTGGAGCCAAATACATTGTTTCAGACACAATTCCACTTCCTAGTGTATTGCATTCTTTTATAACAGTATTTACTTTTGTTGCTAATGTATATGCAACATCTCCACATATTCCCATACACGTGACTCCTGATCTAATGGAAGAACTATATCCTAATGGATATCTTTGATTTTGAGCTGGTCCAATTTCTGTTGGAGAACCACCCGAAATTCCCCATACACACGTGTAAGACAATGGATTCCAATAACTATAATTCCAAGTCTTGTTTAAATATTGGTGACGTATATTTTCATAATAAAGGGGGCCAGCTTCTCCTCTTAAACTTCCAATATCATTTGCCGTAGTATTGCTAAAGTCAATTGTTCTTTTTACTCCTGTTGGTACAAAATATAAATCATACATATAAAGTTTATAAAAACTAGAACCCAACGATGGTCTTGTAGTCGATGGGGATGTAAATAAATCATCAGAACCATCTCCAACGTATAATTGAGTTGATATCCAAGAATTAATTGGTTTTTGAATTTTATTCCAAACAGAATTTGGTGTTTCCGGTAACGCTCCGGCTCTTTGAGCTACTGCTTCAAATACATTCCCAACTGCTAAGTGTCTACCCCATTTAACATCATGTAAAAGAGCTGCAAATGCTATTGGATACCAGTGTGTCCAATAGTTTGTATACAATGATCCTGCTGGTAATGTATTACCGGGAATTGGATATCCACAGGAATCAAAATGGTTTAAATTCCATCCAGTAAAACTACCACCACCAGTTTGTAAATTATATTCCAGAGAAACATATCCTTGAGTCATTGATTGCTGCAATTGCAATGCATGATTATAAATTGGAACATAATTAGCAGGACATACTGATGTCCCATTTATTTGTGTTATACCCCAAACAGGATTTAAAAGCCATGGAATTACTTCTGGAGATCTATCTGTTCCACATATAGCTGCACAACATCCTCTTGCAGTCACTCCAGATGGATCAAAAACAAAAGGTGTTGTAAGACCGCTGGTTTCTGCACAGTAAAGTAAGTCTATACCGTTTGCTGCAGCAGGTGCTGTACTTCCAAGATAATTTGCTGGAATAAATTTTTTAGGTTTGGTTGAAGAATTTAAACCTAGATTATTATATCTGTTCCAATTGGTAAAATTATATACATGTTTAATTCCAAATGTACCAGAAGCATTTTTATAACCATAGCTATTACCAATAAAATCTAATTGTCTATCTAAAATCCTTCCACCACCTCCAAGTGCTGATGCTATACTACTTCCATATGTGTGGATTGATCCTTGATTTCCGCACTGTTCGTGATAATTGTAAATAACATTTGCGCTATAACTAGTATTTTCATATGAAAAATATTTAATAATAGAAGATGATCTATCGCCATTATCAGTTCCTTCAACAAATACCAATGGATCTGGAAATGCTACTGGATAATCAGTACTTAATTGTTTTTGTATTCCTGTAAAATAAACATCTGATGGCGGTTTTGAATAACCACATAAGCCAACATTTGATTTATAATATCCATAATTTGTCAGCACACAATTATCATTGTTCAGTTCAAAAATTTCCTTGAAATCATTTATCACATCATTCACATGCAATCCTATCCAATCTTTTAATGCAGAATTATAAAACTCAGCATACCAATTATCTACTGATCCGCCTATAGAAATATTTCCAGTAATTCCTGAATTCTGTCCTCTGCAAGTAATTCCATCAACATATGTCCATTTATTTGAATTGGTTGTCCATCCTCTTGTTAACAAATATGAACGAAGAGATGTTATTCCTCTTGTTATTAAAGTATCGGGTGCAGCACATATACCAGAAAAATCAGCATACCATGTTGAACCTGTAGAAGAATTTATTGGATAAAGATATTGTGTTTGTATATTTGTATTATTGTCTATTCCTTGCAAACCAAGCAAATTATAATATTCATCATCACTCTGAAAGTTTTTAATATAAAAACTTTGACCTTTTAAATATTCATAAACATTTCTTTTTTCTTTTCTTATAAAGTTAATTTTTCTTTTTATCCAAGGTGATTTGAATCGTGTAGAACCCACCATTACAAATTCAGAACCAGTAATTCCAAAATTATATACATCGTCTAATCCTCTAAAATGTCTTTGTGAGTATGACATTCTGTATTCTTCTGGTATCCAACTATATTGATCAATTATCGCATTAACATCACTTAAGGGATAATGCCCGCAAGATCCGAAAGTCATGGAAATATAACCAGTTGAAGTATTCCATACAGGAAGTCTCCAATCTATATCATACCCAAATGAACTTGGGTTTCCAACACCACCCCAACTAGTATCTTCTGCTATACCAAAAACACCGACGGGTGTTGCTTGTTTAAAGACTCCGCTATCCATCAATGCTCTTGATGGACCTGTTTTTCCTACAATTGTAATATTGACCATTGGCCAATGATGGTCAAGACCAAATTGTGAGCCCCAAGTCTGTCCTTGTTTATACCAATTAAATGGAGGATTATCAGAAGAAAACCAAAGTTGTTTATTAGCTATAGTTGATCTTCTTCTATCGGTTCCTCCATCAGTATCAGTAGAATCTGCCAAACCTTCAAATTCTTGATCAGAATAACCCAAAGATGCCGCTAGAGCTACTGCTTGAGCATAATCCATGGCGTGACCGAATTGGTTCACGAACATATTCAAATCAGGATTAAATGAATAAACTAAACCATTATAGCTGAAGCTTGATGGTGCGCTTGAATTCTTGGACTCCTTAAGAATTCTAAAATCAACACGATTTAATTCATTACCGTAAGAAGCCAAGAACATGTGTAGTGGATTATATTGGTTTAGCATTTTTTTTCCTGTATAATATTTAGTTCTCTGTTTGAGAAAGCTTTCTATCGACCCTCGGATCTGTATTTAATTGCAAATAATTTACTTCTGGAACATTTTTTACAGAAAAATTTAAAAATACTGTAAAAGATTTCAAATAAGAGTGTAATCTAGGTTCCAATTTGAAAAATAGTATTCTAGCGCAATTTTCATCACCGAATACATTTTTTAAAATTATAAGATGGTTTATTATAAGTCTCTCTCTTATAGACTTAAGAGTTTTGTGCTTATGAATTTTTTGAAGTAATCTTTTAATATATTTGATGCGTTTTAAATCATCAACAAATTCATTTTTTCCAGAGCACTCTGGATTAAAATAACATCTCTGACAGAATTCCAAAAAATCAAATTCTGTCAGAGGTGTGTATTTTTCTTTCATTTGTTCAGTGCATGCAACCACAGTCAGAGCCTACAGAATCACCGTTATATGAAGAAGTTTCAGTAGGCAAAATAACCATATTGACTTTGCGTAAGCCATTTGGGAGTCGCACTACATTTACAGATAATTTTAATGAATGGCCTAGCTTTTCCTTGATACCGTCACCCTGAGCAAATCCTTTTTGATTGACATCATCATATGGGTTTTGACCGTAGACGCCAAGCTGAGGGCTACCGTATTGAACTAACTCGTAACTATTCTCACCGTCTTGAAGTTTTCCGTTGCACATGAAATCCAAACCAAAGTGGTTTAACTTTTGCTTTACTACACTGGTGATTCCATCTGGATCGATGTAATCTCTACTGGAAAGTCCGCTCAACAATGCGTTAATGGCATCGATGGAAAACGGGAGCTTGACATTAAAAGTTCCTTTGTCAGTTAGAGCTGATGGGCCTTTTGGTGCTTGTGGATCACCAATATAGAGACCTCCACCAAAAGTTTGTTCTGGTGCATTTTCGACAATTGTATTGATTTTTCCTAGTAGTTGTTTGAATTTCATGGCTTCTCTCTTATTTAGGTTAATTTTTTGTGTTTCTGTATTCCATCAAACCGAACAAATCAGAATTATAAGACTTGCCATGTAAATTTTTCAATGCTCTTTCAGCAATGTCTTCGGACAACTTCTTCCACTTTCCACCCTTGCTCTTGTAGCACTTTGCAGCCCAAGCGTTGGCGTAGGCTGATGGGTATACATCAAACTTTTTCTTTGCTTGAGCAATGCAAGAACTCCATTGTTTCGGGTTCTTTGGTTTATTTTCTTCCCTTAACATTGCGCTTACTGGCTTTGCGCTCCAAGTCTTGCAAGCCCAGTAACGGGCCTTCCATCTTGGTCCCGGAGTGTCGCAATTGTGTCTAGCTCTGAAGTTTCTACGGCGATCAGGATCATCACGCTTGATTTCCATATTTGGATCACCGAAGTTTACTTTAACGACATTTCCTTTGTCGTTCTTCACGTAAACTTTATACTTCTTGACATCCCCACGCATAATTTTGTTTAACTTTACTTTTTTCTTTTCTTCTTCGTAAAGTTCCAAACTCTCGCCAAGTTCATTTACTTCATGGCCCTCTGAGGTATCCACGAAACCCATGACAGTTTCTGGATCAAAAGACTCATAAATTTCACATCCTCTTTCATCTGTTAAAGAGAGTTTTATTTTATTTTCATTTATTTCAACCATATCAACATTAAAAATTTTTCCAGATTCGTTTATCACAATGTCGAATGGAAGCAAATCTTTTGCTTCAATTGTTGCAAAAGATAGTGGAATGAGTTCTGTATTTTCTACCAAGAAATAGTCAAAAGATTCTTTTAATTTTGTCACACCTGTTTCAACAAATACTGGCTTTTTTCCTTTTCCTTTTACTGAGCCCTTTTTTCCTCTTCCGGCTTTCTTCTGAGCTGATCTCTTTCGTCTTACAAAAGAACCTACTTTTTCTTTGCCTAGTTTATCTGCTTTTTGTCTGCTTAAGCACGCCGAATAAGCTTCGCCTTCTTTTGCATCACCACACTTGCCGATTCTTTCACCTTTTGTGTTATAGCGATCCCATCCCGGTCCACCACCAGCTGATTCTTTGTTGAACCACTTTCCAAGGCCAGAATTGCCATAAACCTTTTCTATGATGAACTTTATGTGTTTAGAAATCATTTCCAGCTTCCCTTATTTTGCTTTTCACCGTCTTTATGCCCATTGTCGGATCTGTTTGATGAACGATCTCTGACACGTAGATTATTTATACCCTTTGAACCACCGTTTCTTAAAGGCTTCTTATGGTCAATATCTTTTCCATCTCCCTTTTTAACTTTGCCTTTTTTAATCATCAACTCTCTGGCTGCGGTTCTTGCGGCTCTTTCTTTTCTTTGCTTTGGTTTGCCGTGGTAATTTTTATATTCTTTCTTGTAGTCTCTCTTATATTCTTCTTCGACCATATCCAAGAAATCGTGCATAAGTTCTGGATTTTCCAAAACTCTAATCATTACTCTTTCATAAAGTCTCTTCAATATTGAATCATAATTACATTCTTCTGTTTCTTCAAGAAGAACTCCGATGTCTCCATCGAAAAGAGAAGCTTCATCTTCTGTCAACACACCTGCTTTTACCATCGATGTCAGAACAAAATTGTTTGACAAAGCTTCAATCAAAATATCATTTACTATGATCTCTGCTTCACCCAACATCTGCGTGGTAATTTTTTCATTGTTCTCTACTGGAATCTTTACTGTCTTCTTTCCAATTCGAACATAGTTGTACTGAACGGCATTAAGATCTTTTGGAGAGAATCCCGGCAAAAGGCTTGCGTTGAGGCTAAAATCATTGTTTCTCAACAGATTGCCGATAATTAATTCCATTGGGTTGATAGACTTGATATCGACTAAAATATCCTTCAACGATCCTTTAGTTTCTTTTGCCTCAACAATTGCGGTATACTTTTTCATCTTTTCTGCGGATGCTGTATTATAACTTCCTATATTAGAAGTTGTCATAACATCTTTAGCTGGCTTCATTTCAAGGTCTGCACTTTGTGCAAGGGCATTGAAATAATCATCAGTCATCGGAAATACACCGTTGACTGTTACAAGATGATTAGGTGCCATTTCCGGTGGAACAATGTTGTCTCCTCTGAGCATCGTCTTCAACAATGTTGAAGCTATCGCAATTTTGAGGGGTGACTTTTCGGAAGATTTGGCACCTTTCAAGAGAGATTTTCCGGCTTCAAGCCACCCCTCCTGATATTTGCTCAATGACGCAGCTGGATTCAATTCACCATTTTCATCCAATACTGGTCCAAGATCGTTTCCTTGCGAATCCTTCACTTTCATGGATTGCAATTGTTTTGCCATGCCTTCATCCTTAAGAATTGCTGGAAGCATTTCGTCAGGAATCAAAACAGTAGAAAATTTAGAAGCAATTTCCCCACCCTGTTGGGAAAGTGCTGAGAGTTTTGGATCACCTTGTACTATTGCGCTATTGTTCATAGCTTGCATTAGTGCATTGCCCAATAGTCCTTTAAAGGATTTATTCGATTGGTCGAATTGGCTTGTAGAAAAAGCTACCTCACCGCCTGCAGAAACTCTGAATCTATAGTTTCCGCATTGCATGTCGGTTGAGCCTTCTGCATTTACGCTCTTTGTCCCGGCTTCTACGTTTGAAACCAAGTTTTGAATGCATTCATCTCCAATTTGAGACAAAATCTTTTTGGCTGTAAAGAATGCTTGTCTTGTAAATTCTGACGCTGCTGGAGATATTGCAGCATAAGTTTGCATTTCTTGCTCACCAGCACCAGATTTGATCTTAGCCAAGAATACCAAAGCATTCAATACTTGTTGATTGTAAGGAAGATTTGATATAGGGCTAATGTTGAACTTGACACTTAGAGCCTCATAGCTCATATTATCGAAGTCTACATTTGATGGTGGTTGACGAGTCATCTTGAAATACTCTTGACGCATTTCAAGGGGCATTTGTGCCAGCTGTGCTCCATCCATTTGAGACATGGCCTTGAAAATGTCTTCCTTAGACATTCTCTTGCCCTTTCTCTTATTGTCTTCTGGTTCAGCTTCTGCTTTTGCCTTTTTCTCCCCGCCTTCTTTCTTTTCTTCTCCCTCTTTTTTTCCTTCTTTTTTGCTCGGCTCTTTTGTCTTTACATCTCCAAACAAAAGTTGAGAAGCGCGGGTTTGCTCAAACTTTGGATCTTTTGTGGCTTGTTGGGCTTCTTCAACGCTCATCTCCTCTTTGCTGATTCTTTCATGACGATTTTTGTCAAAAGAATCTTTAAAAATTAATTGAACGCGACCAGAAGAAGTTCTAACCAAAATTACTTCTTTGATGAGCTCTTGCTTGGACTTCTTTTCTCTTGGGACTTGTCTTGATCTTTCTGCACGTTTACGTGCAGCATCCTTTGCCTTGTTGTCGGAGGCAGTTGATTTTGCCATATCCTTACGCATACTTTCACCCGTTTTGGGTGTTTGGTTAGATGCGCGGGCTTCGTCCAATTTTAATATAAGATCAGTGAAGTTCATCTCAAATTATTTAGCCTTCAGAAGATTCCTTATATTTTTCCAATGGGTTAAAAAGTTTTAAATTTTTGTAGCTTTTTGCCTTGCCTGCTGCTACTTTTCTTAGGTTTGCATAATCAAGGTTGTTTGTTTTTGCAAATTCACTTATATTTGGAACACGTAAAATTTCATTGGTATTTGTATCAATGAATATTGCTGAGTTTGTAATTGCTATCTTTTTCTTTTTTGGCTTCTTTTCTTTTACATTTGCCCCGTTTGTTTCCTTGACAGCTCGGAGCTCTACTGCAGTCCAACCTTTGTAAGTCTTTCTTTTACCGTTTAAAAGTTCACAAATTTTTACAGCAGTAAGTCCATTTTGCTTGCCAAATTCGGTCATGTTTTCAAAGAATACTTTTTCTCCAGTATCAGCTTTTTTTAGCCAGTAACCATTCTTTTCTTCTACCGGACTCTTCCATTTCCAGTACCGACCTTCTTGAATGAAGAATCCGCCGTTTTGTTGGACAAATGCTGTTCTAAATTTTGCTGCTTTAGAGTTATCATTCATTTGTGTCCAGAGTTTCGATCCTCTGGTGTTGACCATATCCTCTAAAGTTTTAATCTCTTGGTAATGCATTTGCTTCCTTGTATTTCTTAATCAAATTAAAAAGATGTTTAACATAGTGTAAAGGCTTTCCTTGGAAGACTTGCATTATTCCATCTTCGCAAGCAATAATAATTGCAAAATTATCCACAACAATGCCTGTTCTTTCTTGGAACATGAGTGCATATGCCGTGGCCTGAGCAAAGTAGTTGTCGATATCTTCTTTGCGTTTTTCCTTGGTGCTTGCTTTGAAATCTATTATCGAAAGCTTACCATCATATTCTGCGATACAATCTGTTCTGCCAGCAAGACCTAAAGTCTTGGACCAGAGGGGTGTTTCGATTGCAATAATGTTATCAATTTTGTCTATTTCTGGCTTTACCAATGAAAACAAAGACTTTTGCATAGAATGCACTTCATCTAAATTTATGTTTTCATTGTTGATGTAATTTTCTAGGAGAGAGTGAAATTTTGTTCCTCTGGAAGTAACTCTTTTACTTTCCTCTGGATTCTTTGCTCTCCATTGCGAGAAAAACTTTTGTTTTTCAAAACCAACAACACTGGTTACACTAGGAAAAACACCGTCTGGAGTTTCGTAAAATCTCTTTCCATCGGTGTTTACTTCCTTTAAAGAAGCTTCTATTTTTATTGGTTTATGATTAAATTTTTTAAAATCTGATAAAGACATAATAATTCACTGTATAATGACACATATATTTAACTTTTCCAGAATTATTGTGAAATTCTAAGAAGTCTTGCCATTCTTGCCATTCCCATTACATCGCCAATGAGATTGACATCTCCTCTGACAACACCACCTTGTTCTCCCACTTCTCTTTTTCTTTCTTCTTCATCATCGCCTCCACCACCTAAACCAAATCCAATTGGTGGGATTGGTGGGAGTGGTGGTCTCATTGTTGGGACTCTCGGTGGCTTTGTTGTTTGAGTCTTAGTCTGTGTTTGAGTTTTTGTTTGAGTTTTTGTTTGGGTCTTTGTTTGCGTCTGCGTTCTAGGTTGAGTCCTAGTTTGGGTCTGTGTCTGTGTCTGTGTTTTAGTCTGTGGTTGTGTCTGTGGTTGTGTCTGAGGTTGTGTTTGTGGCTGTGTTTGTGGCTGTGTTTGTGGCTGTGTTTGTGGCTGTGTTTGAGGTTGTGTTTGTGGTTGTGTTTGTGGTTGTGTTTGTGGCCTTACACTTGGTCGTACAGATGGACGAGTCTGCGGTTGTGTTGCAGGTTGTGTCTGTGGTTTTGTCGAAGGCCGAGTCTGCGGCTGTGTTGCAGGTTGTGTCTGCGGA